CCACGATTGCTCGTTATTCTCAGCAAAAATAACTCCTTTATTCCCCTCGTGTAGCGTATATGGTTTGACATTGGATACAATGATAGGTAAATTATAAGCGGCTGCCTCTACTATCTTTAATTCGCTTTTATACTGGTTAAAATTAGTATCTTGAAGTGGGGCTATACAAAAGTCAAATAAAGAATAAGACGTGCCATAATCTGTAGGCGTTGTGCCTCGAATAGTTTTGAACCAGTTAGGACGGTTTTCTATTGATTCACCCGTGATGGTCTTTTCGCACATTTGCCATTCGTGGCTTTCTGTGTGATACCCAGCCATATAAAAGATAGCGTCGTTTTCTTCACAGAATCTCTTTACACTATTGCCTACACGCTTTAAATCTTCAAGGTGAGTGATACCACCCACCCATCCAATTGTTAACTTCTCATTCTTTGCCTTCTCAAACGTCCATTGATTTTGTGTTAAATCCAATGCATTGGGTAAAATAGTGATGTTGGTATTTATCTCTTTTATCTTCTCAGCAAGTAGGGTTGTTGACGATGTAATATGAGTAGCGTTTAAGATTGAATCCTTAGTTGCATTCTTAATCATTTTTTTGTAAACTCTGTAAGCTGGGTTTGATTTAGGAACTACCCAATAATCATCGACATCGCAAATAGTAGGGATGTTTAATTCGCTTAACTTCTCAAATATGTTATATTGTGCTACAGAAATCCATCTATTGAATATAACCACATCGTAAACGCTAAAATCAATGTTAATCCACTCAGGGGGTTTTTGTGATACGTCTACTTGAATATCGTAGTCTTCTTGCATACGAGCATAAGGGGTGAATAGTCTGTGAAAACTCACCCCACTTGCACTATCCATTAATACTAATATTCTCATTCGTTTGGTAATAAAGGAATGTGCATCCAATATAATGGTGCTTTAATTACTATGTCCGTTTGATAATCAAACCAAATATCATCATCAAAATAAGCCACCAAATTGTCAGAGGTTAACACTGGTCTGTCGTCGCTTGGTCGTTGTTCTGCCGTTAGTCTCCAAGATACTTTCATAATTTTAGCCCTTCTTCATTTAGTATTTCGTATAACTTTTCACGGCATTCTTCAAATGCTTTGTGCGTATCTGAACTCATTGTATCAGGTGCGTACTTAGTTTGACTTCTTAAATATTGGTCTAATTCCCACATTGCAGACATCCATTTTGCACCATCAACTGCACAATCAAAATCGTGTTGGTTATCAGGCAAATTAAATTCAAGTATTGCTTTCATTAAAATGGCATATCATTTTTGGGTTTTGGTACTGCAACGTAGTGAGTAGCTTTGCTTTTTTCGTTTGGCGTTTTAAGTTTGCCAACTCTTAACTTTACATCACCATATTTGTTGACTTCAAGTTTGCCACTTGCAATGGCTTGATTTAGTTTTTCGATGTTAATTGATACGTTGTTTCCGTACTGGTCTTCCCAACCATTTCCTAAGTAAATTGTTTCTGTCATTGTTTTAAGTTTAAAGTGATAATTATTGGTTCGTCTGTTTTTATATTGTTGTCAACTGTTTCTTTTGGTTTGCCGTACACTCTATTCATTAATGTTTCAAGTGAATACAAGCTACCCTTTTCTAAACTTTTACGCATTGCATTTGCAATAGTTTTTTCCAGTATAGTTGCTTTTGGGTTTTCCCATACTGATTTAAGTTCTTCTAAATCCATCGCCATCATAACTTGTATTGTATCGTTTACCTCAGATATTTTATACCCTTGTTCTTTTAACAAAGTTATGTATTTTTTAGGTCTGCCGTTTGGATTTAATACTTGACCTTTTTGAATCTGATATTTTTCTATGTCTTTTTTTGCCATTGTGCTATTGTTGTGCTTTTTTTATTATATATTTGTATTGTTTACAAGCGAAGTTAGTGTATCGGTAACACACTCGGCATCCAGCTGAGAGAGGGCGTTCAACTCGACCACTTCGCTCAATTTCCTTTCCAATAAACTTACTTTTTTTCCTTTGTACATTCCAGCACCCACCTCATCTATTTTGCTGAATGGTAAAATAGGAACGGTTATTTTGCAAGTTTTGTCAATTAGATAAATGTATTTTAATTGTTTACCTACTAAAGGTTTTCCTTTTAAAACCTCAACCATATATTTTTTAGCATTACCATAACCACTCTCTAACATTTTTTTCCTTAACGCTCCGTGCTGTCCACCTTGCAAACCCATTAAATGTAAAGTATCTCCGTTAGGTAATTCATATAATTGTTTACTATCGTTTATGTTTGTCAAAACAAAACCACTTGCCCTATAAATTGTACCATCTCCGCATTGAGTAGCATCGGCAAAACTCATAACCCATTTTACTTGTGGTGCATTCTTTTTAATTAATAATAGACATACTTTTATAAAACGACTTTCAGTATATTTTGGTGTGTCATCAATACAAACTAATCTGTTTAATTCTAAAAAATCATTCCACTTTGTGTTTTCAATTAAATGCAAATGAAGATATTTGTTTATAGGTCTTCCCCATTGTGCAACCCCTATAATTTTATTATCTAAAAAAGCTCCAAAACAAATTAATCCAGTAGCCGCAACCTTACCGCTATAATGGTTTTTCTTTACAAACTCATTTGCAATTTTACTTGGTATTACTTTAACGATTATTTCCTTTGCTCTGCCCATTGCATTATAATTAAATAAAGTGCATTCCCATTTGAATTTTCATTGCCCATTGTTTCCATATATTTATACTCATTTGATATTTTTATATCAGCAATTGCATTTTGAATTTGTATTGCTTGTTCATCTGCTAATGTAAAAGTCATTTGTTGAAACGGTGCTTTGTCTCCTTCAGGTAATTTAAACTCATCCCCAAACTGTTCTGGGTTTAAAATTAAAGGCAAATCCAAACCCCACTTATCCAAATCTTCAACATCCCATTCATTCGCTAACATATTCCAATCCCATTCACCAAATCCAGCATTGTCTTTAATTATAAATTGACGTTGCTGCTCATCTGTTAAATCGCTAATTTTAATTACGGGTGCTTCTGTTAAACCTAATTCTTTTATTGCTTTTAGTCTCATATTACCACCCAATACAATCATATCATCGTTTACGACAATAGGTCTAATTTCTAACATCTTTGGAAATTCACGAATACTGGCAACAAGTTTTTTAAACTTATCGTCTTTTATTATACGTGGGTTGTTAGGATTGTTTTTAATATCCTTTATTTTTACTACTTGTATATTCATATCTTTTTAAATAATAAACTCCACGATGTGGGTAAATTCATTTTTGTATGTAGTTGATAGTTGTGTTGTTGGAATAAATCAATCCATTCGTGTTCTTGTTTGATGTTAATATGACCCCATTCTTCATCAAAATCTGTGGTGTTTGGTGTGCTGCTGAAATGAAAGTACTTGCAATCTACGTTTGTCAATAAGTCATTTAGCTTATCATCTGTGATGTGTTCCATTACTTCAATACAAGCCACTAAATCGTGTTTAATTTTGTTTTGGGTAATATCGTTTTGATGATAATAGTGTGCGACTTTGTGACTCATTGCATAGTTAAAATGGTGTTTGTTTAAGTCGTAGTAATATACTTGTTTATTTAGGTTTTTCATTGCAAGTGAATACGCACCTACGCCACCACCAATATCGGCAAAACTTTCAAATTCTACAAGTTTTGATATTTCCCTTGCCGTGCTATTGTAAAGGTTTACAAATGACTGGTTATCCAATGAGATGTTGTTTTGTAATTCCCATTGAAAGCATTTTTCATCACTCCATAAACCACCAAAACTATTTTCCATTTTGTATCATAAAATTATTGTGTACTTCTATAAGCATTTCTTTGTGTTGTTTCTTATCTCCAAATTGAACGTGGTGTCCTCTGCAAAGTGCCATCAAATTTTCAATGGTATCTTTTGTATTAGTTCCACCCATTCCCCTTGCTTCGATGTGGTGCAAATCTACTGCCTGACATCCACAAATTTCACACGGCAACCAGTCACTTAAATGGTAACCAAAATACTTCATATAAATTTGTGTGTGTTTCTTCACTTTCTTTTGCGTTTTGGCTTTTGCTCATCGTCTGCTAATTGTGCTAAAATTAAAGCGTTGTTTTCTATTTCACTAATTGTTGGTATCTGAGTTTCCTTTTCAAATCTTGCTCTTATCACAAGTGATGTGAAAGAGTCTACAAAACAACTACCACACAT